AAATTCGGGCCGCTCTATGCGAGAGAAACTTGAAGAATCTTTGAAGAGTTTAGGGCCTGAGATCGACGAACCTAATGATGATGTTGGCTTCATTCTTATTGCAGACATTGATAGTAATGTGTATGTTGCTTCTGATCTACCATCAGAGACCTTTAACTTTCTGTTAGATACTGCTAAGATGAATGTGTTGTTATCTTCAACAATGAGTGTAGAGTGATGGAGGACTATGATTCTTTAACAACTGAAGAGCTTATTGATGATGTTTTTACTCGTGCCTTCGTTATGATGCTGGGCGTACAGCGTCCTGACGAGGGGGTCTTGACACGGTTCACGAGTTGGTGTAAAATGGCGGCGAGCAAATCGGGGACGGCGGTAACAGAAGAGTTCGTCCTAGCTCAGATACCTTTGTTTATTAATTATCTTTTTGTGAGGTAAATACTATGGCAGTTATTGAAGGACATGCGTACTGGTCTTTTGTTAAGACTCCGAACACCAAGTTCACTCCTTGTTATTCTGTGAACCTTGTTGTGAACGAAGACCTAGCAAACGATTATCGCCAGCGTGGCTTTCCGGTTAAAGACATGGACGAAGGCCCTGCCCTTATCATTAAGCGCAAGGTCAATGGCCCTAACGGAATGATCCGAGAAGCACCCGAGCTTGTTGATAAGTTCAAGCAGCCTATTGATGTCAATGTCGGGAATGGTTCTCGTGTCAAAGTCCTGTGTAAAGAATGGGACACCAAGTGGAACGGTCAGGTCTACAAGGGCCTTGACTTCAAAGCAATGCAGGTGATTGATCTTGTGGAGTATGGTGGTGCCGATAGCGCCGATCAAGCTTTCGATGTTGAAGCAGAGGAGGAAGAACTATAATGGCTAATACTTATTACGTTGATGATAAGACCTATGACGTTGATAAGTTTTCTGCCGAAGGTCAGCAGGCATTTCGCCTGTTGGCCCTGGCGCAGCAAGACTTCAATGTTGTACAAGATACGCTAACCTTGCGGCAGGCAGCAGTGCTTGCTCTGCACTCCAAGGTTCAAGAGTATCTAACTGATGAAGCACTAATCGAAGAGGCACAACCAGAGGAGTAAACCCTTGCCTTTTGTCAAGACTCATGTTGCTTGTCCGAAGTGTGGTGGTAAAGACCCAGTAGCAGTAAATGATGACGGGTCTGCCAAGTGTTTTTCATGCGGTGAATTCATGAGAGATTATGAAGCCGCCATTCAAGGTGAAGAAAACGTGACTGACTTCTCTACTTATCAGAGAAACAAGATGGACAATTCGACTGGAGAGTTCTATGCCCTGAGTGATCGGGGCATTTCTTTAGAGACTGCAAAGAAGTATGGTGTTCGATCCGTCAAGGATCAAGTAGGTAATATCTCTGAGCATAGCTATCCTTACTATGTTAATGGTGAGGTTGCAGGCTACAAAGTCCGCAAGACCAAGGACAAGAGTTTCATTTGGCAAGGAAGCCCACGAGGCACAGGGCTGTTTGGTTCCCAAGCATTTCAACAGGGCGGCAAGTACATCACAATACTTGAAGGCGAGTGTGATGCTATGGCTGCTTATGAAATGATGGGTTCCAAATGGCCTGCTGTTTCTGTAAAGAACGGTGCCCAGGGTGCAGACCGTGATGTGAAGGAGGCTCTTGAATACTTAGAGTCCTTTGACAACGTAATCATTTGTTTCGACAACGACAAGCCGGGACGCGAAGCAGCCAAGCGTGTTGCAAGAATCATTAAGCCCGGAAAGGCTCGCATTGTTACTCTTCCCGAAGAGTTCAAAGATGCAAATGATATGTTGAAGAAGAACCGCCAGCAAGCATTCATGACTGAGTGGTGGGCCGCAAAGCTGTATACACCTTCTGGTGTTATCAACGTCAGCGAAAACTTTGATCAATACATTAATCGGGTTCGCAAGCCTTCTATTCCTTATCCCTGGATGGGGCTGAACGACAAGCTTGAAGGCCTTCGACAAGGCGAGTTGGTTACCCTGACGGGCGGCACAGGCCTTGGAAAGTCTAGTGTTACCCGAGAGCTTGAACACTGGTTGATCAAAAACACTACCGACAACGTGGGCGTCATTGCCCTTGAAGAAGATTGGCGCCGCACCATCGACGGCATTGTATCTATTGAGGCTAACGCTCGTCTTCATATTGATAGGGTTCGTGATAGCTTCAACGCCACTCAGCTTTCTCAATTTTACAACAATGTCTTTTCCGGTAAGAACGAAAACCGTGTGTGGGTCCATTCTCACCACGGCATGAACGACATTGACAGTATCTTTAGCAAGCTGCGCTTCATGGCAATGGGCTGTGACTGCCGCTGGATTGTGGTTGATCACTTGCACATGTTGGTGCTATCGACTCCAGATAGTGATGAACGCCGTGCCATTGACAATATCATGCACCGGCTGCGTACCCTTGTTGAAGAGACTGGGTGCGGCATGATTCTTGTGTCCCACCTTCGCCGTGTTGACGGCAACAAGGGTCACGAGAATGGTATCGAAACTGGTCTTAGCCACCTTCGTGGGTCTCAATCCATTGCACAGTTGTCTGATTGTGTTATCAGCCTTGAGCGCAATCAACAGTCTGATGATCCTATTGAGGCTTCAACCACTAAGGTGCGTGTGCTTAAGTCTCGTTACACCGGGGACGTTGGACTGGCTACCCACTTGCGTTATGATCAAGATACTGGTAGACTAGGTGAGGTAGACATTGAGTCTCCTGAAGAAAACTTTGAGGTAGAATTATGACAACTCTTGTATTTGATATTGAGGCAGATGCTATTGATGCTACCAAGATTTGGTGTGTCGTAGCAATGGATACAACTACAGGGAAGATTACTTCCTTTGGTCCTGATAAGATTGCTGAAGGTATCAAATATTTAGAAGGAGCCAACAAGCTAGTTGGTCACAACATTATCGGCTACGACATTCCGGTTATCAAAAGGCTACACGGCGTAGACTTAGAGCAAGGCCGCAAGATTGTTGATACCCTTGTCGTTAGCCGCCTTTTTAATCCAACCCGTGAAGGAGGCCACGGCCTTGAGGCTTGGGGTTATCGCCTTAAGTCCCATAAGATTGAACACCAAGAATTTGATAGGTTTACTCCAGAGATGCTGAAGTATTGTGAGCAAGATGTTAACCTGAACCTTAAGGTCTTCAAGCACCTTGGTGCTGAAGCCAAGGGGTTTAGTCCCAAGTCAGTAGCTCTTGAACACGACACCTATCGAATCATCCATCAACAACGAGATAATGGATTCTTGTTGGACGTTAAGCACGCAACCTGTTTGGTAGCAAAGCTTAATGAAGAATTAGTAAAGGCTGAGAACGAAGTACACAAAACCTTTACACCCAAGGACAGCTCCCTTGAGCTTGAGCCACAGTTCACTAAGGCAGGTAAGCTATCTAAGATGGCTAAGGTTGTTAGCTCTAACAAAAAGGTGCGTCTGTCTGATGAAGAGTTTGAAAAGATGTCAGCAAACCCAAACAAGACTTTTGTGCGCTCAGACGAAATCCCGTTCAACCTGGGTTCTCGTAAACAGATTGGAGAATACTTAGTTGAGTTTGGTTGGAAGCCTAAGAGCTTTACGCCGACCGGCCAACCCATTGTAGATGAATCAACCCTTGCCAAAATTGACAACATCCCTGAAGCCAAGATCATTGCTCGTTACTTGATGCTTCAAAAGCGTATTGCTCAGGTTAGCTCCTGGCTAAAAGAAGTAAACGATGATGATAGGGTCCGGGGCTATGTCAATTCTAATGGCACGATTACGGGCCGTATGACACACAACAGTCCAAACATGGCACAAATACCCAGCACTAATAGCCCTTATGGTCATGAGTGCCGTGCTTGTTGGATAGTGCCAGAAGGTTACAAGCTAGTAGGTATTGATGCCTCTGGTCTTGAGCTGCGCATGTTAGCCCACTACATGAATGACGAGGCATTCACTTATGAAATTCTCAACGGCGATGTACACACAGCTAATCAAAGAGCTGCAGGACTTGAATCAAGAAATCAGGCTAAGACTTTCATCTATGCACTCCTATACGGAGCAGGAGATGCAAAGCTTGGAAGCGTGGTTGGAGGAAACGCAGCAGATGGTGCAGAACTTAGACAGCGTTTCTTTGATAATCTCCCATCATTTAAGGCTCTTAAGAATAGAGTTGACCGAGCGTCAACAAAGGGATATGTCAAAGGCTTAGATGGCCGCAAGATATTTGTGCGGTCTCAACACGCAGCACTAAATACTTTGTTGCAGGGCGCAGGCGCCATCGTCATGAAGCAGGCTCTAACACTATTGAAAACAAAACTGGATGGGCTTGATGCTAAGTTTGTATGTAACGTCCACGACGAATGGCAGATTGAAGCTCACGAAGATATTGCAGAACAAGTCGGGCGCCTAGGTGTTGAAGCCATTGAAGAAACTACAGAAGTCCTTGCGCTGCGTTGCCCCCTAACAGGAGAATACAAGATTGGAAACAACTGGGCTGAGACACACTAAGTTAATTTCACACAGCATCATGCCTCAAGAATCTTCTAGTAACATTGAAGACCTTGTGGCCTACTGCGCCAGGGTTAGCAACCCCAGCAATCAAAACAACAGTAAGACAGCGCCTCGCCTCATTAAGTATTTGATGAAGCACAAGCACTGGTCCCCGTTTGAAATGGCTAGTGTTGGGATTGAGATCAAGACGACCAGGGATATTGCTCGTCAAATCCTACGTCACCGAAGCTTTAGCTTCCAAGAATACTCACAGCGTTATGCCGACCCAACACAAGACCTAAACTTTATTCATCGTGAGGTGCGGCTTCAAGACCCCAACAACCGCCAGAATAGTATTGAAGTTGAAGACGGTTTCCTTGATCTTACTTGGCAGCACTATCAACTAAATGTTCGTAAGGCTGCGGCAGAAGCCTATGCCTGGGCAACAAAGAATGGTATCGCCAAGGAAGTTGCAAGAAGTGTGTTGCCTGAAGGCCTAACAGAATCAGTCTTAATGATGCACGGTACGGTACGCTCTTGGCTACATTACATTGAAGTACGAACCGATCCATCAACGCAAAAAGAACATAGACAAATTGCTGAAGAGTGTGCTATAATTATTGGGCAATTGATGCCAAAGTTTATGGAGATTTACAATGAACAAGGGTAAGAATGTTATCTTTCAAGATGGTGAGTGGTGGTATGTGGGATGCTCTGATGGTCATCGGCGCCGTTTGTCGTCGCATCGCCGCAAAAATAAAAAGCGTATGTTCATCAACGGCAACTATGTTAATGTCGATCATCCACTTCATAAGCCCGGACGCTATGAAAACTTTGAGGATGCTGCCTTTGATTCTCTTAAGAACTATGCTAAGAGTAAAGAAGGCCAAGTGTACATTATCTCAAACCCAAACTTTCACGGGTGGGTAAAGGTTGGTATGGCCGTTGATGCTAAGGACCGCCTCAATAATTATCAAACCTCTAGCCCCTTCCGAGACTATAAACTTAACTATACTTTTTCTGTTGAAGACCGAAGGGCCGCAGAAGCCGCAGCACACGCCGCCCTTGACGTTCGTTTCCCTCGCAACGGGGAGTGGTTTAAATGTAGTCCACGGCAAGCGTGGTCAATCATTGGCAATGTAGTAAATAACTTAGGGGCTAAAGCCGCATGAAAACAACACTAGATGATCTAGTGCCTGACATCTATGAAAAGCTAGAGGCTCTCTCAAACGGAGAGCCTTTACCTCTTAATGAAGATGTATTAGATCAAACACTAGCCAACATCAAAGAAAGCATTATTGCTTGGGCCAGCCCCTCTGAACGCAACCAAAGCTTTACCTTGCGTATGTCTAATATTGGCAGGCCCCTACGGCAGTTGTGGTACGAAAGCCGCGCAGAACGGGCAGCTCATGTTCCTTCAGCCCCCGACCAGATCAAGTTCCTGTACGGCCATATCCTAGAAGAGATTGTTTTGATGTTGGCCCGAGTGGCAGGGCACGATGTTACCGACCAACAAAAAGATGCAGAGGTTGAAGGCGTAAGCGGCCACATGGATTGCAAGATTGACGGGGAGGTGGTTGATGTTAAGACTGCATCAAGGTTCGCGTTCACTAAGTTCAAGAATGGGACGCTGCTTGACGATGATCCTTTTGGTTATCTTACTCAGCTTGCTTCCTATGAAGCCTCGGAAGGAACCAGTAACGGTGGCTTCTTGGTTATCAACAAAGAGAGTGGCGACCTCTGTTTATATCGGCCCGATGATTTAGAGAAGCCTAACGCCCCTGAGAAAATTAAATATGTTAAAGAGGCTATTGACCTTGACAATATTCCTTATCGGTGTTATGCTCCTGTAGCTGATGGTAAGTCGGGCAATATGAAATTGCCTAAGAATTGTGTCTTCTGTCCCTTCAAGTTTGAATGTAATGCAGATGCAAATGATGGACAAGGCTTACGAGTCTTCAAATACTCTAGCGGCCCTGCCTATCTTACCCGAGTAGAAACAGAACCACGAGTCGAAGAGATCACAGATGAATTCAAAAAAGATGAAGCGCATTAACCGCCATGTGGCTAACCTACTTGTACTATGGATCAAGAGTCTATTGAACGAAGAGGATGCGGCTGGCGTAAACCTAGGTAATTACAAAGAGCTTATGCCCGATCAAACTCATGTGTTTCTTCAGGGCAAGCTTAATCTTAGCGCCTTCTCAGAGAAATGGATGCGCAAGAAAATGAAGAAGCTTGTTACTCGACAACCGACTAGGGCTATTGAGTCCTTTGGATTAGCGGATGTTACAGCAGCTTGAGGATCAAGACTATCCACTTGACTTGTTAATTGTTGGACTGGCCCAGTTGTTAACCAGCGGCATGAAAGTAAACGATATTGACCCCTATACATTAAAGAAGCTTAATGCCGCAGTAACCACACAACTGGATTTATTAGAGGCTAAAATACATTGAAGATTAGAAGCGGACTGCGGAAACCTAGAGTCAAGCGGCCTGTAGAGAAAGAACTAGTAACTGGATACGATTCAAACTTTGAGTATGGGCTGCACCAGGGTATCCTAAAGACTTGGGACTTTCATACAGAGACTATTGACTATATCATTGAACATACTTACCATCCTGACTTCATCAAAGAGATTGATGGTAAGGTTGTTTTGCTTGAAGCCAAGGGACGCTTCTGGGACAACGCAGAACATAGCAAATATGTCTGGATAGATAAAGCATTACCTGATAACTACGAACTTGCCTTCTTGTTTGCTGAGCCTAACGCACCAATGCCCCAGGCTAAGCGCCGCAAGGATGGAACCAAGAGAACCCATGCCGAATGGGCAGATTCAAAAGGCTTCAAGTGGTTTAGTGAATTTAGTTTCCCTGAGGAGTGGAAATGATCGACCGGAAACAAGAACGCATTCAGCGTTTCCAACGCAAACGAAAGAAGAAAGTGTTGGCGCCTAAGCCTAAGAAACCCCTTAAAGATTTAACCAAGTACATTGAAAGCTATGAGGACTACCTAGAATGAAAGATCAATTTGGAATGGACATTTACCAACAATACATCGTAAAGTCTCGCTATGCTCGTTACATCCCTGAAGAACAGCGGCGCGAAACGTGGCCTGAGACCGGAGAGCGTTACACCAATTACTTTAAAGACAAAGGCCTTATCAATGACGAGGAAGCTAAGCGCATCACTGATGCCATCCTCAACCTTGAGGTGATGCCGTCCATGCGAGCCTTGATGACTGCAGGCAAGGCCCTTGACCGCGACAACGTAGCGGGCTTCAACTGTAGTTATATGCCTATTGATCATCCTCGCGCCTTTGATGAAATGATGTACATACTTATGTGCGGGACTGGTGTGGGCTTCTCTGTTGAGCGTCAGTATGTTTCTAAGCTTCCTGAAGTCTCAGAAACTATGCACCCCACTGAGACTGTTATCTATGTTGTCGATAGCAAGATCGGGTGGGCCAAAGCCTTTCGAGAACTGGTCACGTTGCTCTATGCTGGTCAAGTCCCAACTTGGGACGTATCGGGTGTGCGGCCCGCTGGCGCCCCCTTGAAGACCTTTGGAGGCCGTGCCTCTGGTCCTGAACCCCTGGTAGACTTGTTCAAGTTTACTGTTGATCTATTTAAAAATGCTGCAGGCCGCAAGCTAAGCTCCATCGAATGTCATGATCTGTGCTGCAAGATTGCTCAGATTGTTGTGGTTGGTGGTGTGCGCCGTTCAGCCCTTATCTCCCTTAGCAATCTGACTGATGATCGCATTCGACGGGCTAAGCACGGCTCTTGGTGGGAGACCAATGCCCATCGTGGCCTTGCAAACAACAGTGCATGCTACACTGAGAAGCCTGACTTTGAGGCCTTCCTTAACGAGTGGGTTAGCCTATATGAGTCTCGCTCCGGTGAGCGTGGAATGTTCAGTCGCGTTGCCAGCCAAAAGCAAGCAGCCAAGAACGGGCGCCGTGATCCTAATTGGGACTTTGGAACCAACCCTTGTTCTGAGATTATCTTACGCCCCAACCAATTCTGTAACCTGAGTGAAGTGGTTGTGCGGCCTACCGATACCTACGAAACTCTTTTGAACAAGGTAGAGATTGCAACAATCCTTGGCACCCTTCAGGCCACCCTTACTGACTTCCGGTACCTCCGAGCTGTGTGGAAGCGCAATACCGAAGAAGAAGCTCTGCTGGGTGTTAGCCTGACTGGTATCCTTGACCATCCCGTACTGTCCGGTAAGAAGTCTAAGATGGACGGCATGACATTGCCTGAGATTCTTGAAGGTCTCCGAGAGCATGCAGTAAATATTAATGCCGAGTGGTCTCAACGCCTAGGCATCAACCAGAGTGCCGCCATCACCTGCGTTAAGCCCAGTGGTACGGTCAGTCAATTAGTTGATAGTGCTTCTGGGATTCATGGGCGCTTCGCTGAGTATTACATTCGACGGGTCCGGGCGGACATGAGAGACCCCCTGTGTGGCGTCCTAGAAGCCGCTGGAGTGCCTTCTGAGGTGGACGTAATGTCACCTACTACTAAGGTATTCTCTTTCCCTAAGAAGGCTCCAGGGAACGCTGTGTTCGCCTCAGACCAGACGGGCATTGAGCAGCTAGAGATTTGGGACACCTACCAGAAACATTGGTGTGAACACAAGCCGTCCATTACTGTCTACTACCGTGACAACGAATTCCTGAAGATCGGTAACTGGATGTACAATAACTTCGATGAAGTCTCTGGGGTTAGCTTCCTGCCCTACAGCGACCACACTTATCAACAGGCCCCTTATGAGGCCATCACCAAAGATAAGTACGAAGAGCTTCTGAAGATTCAACCCACGATTGTTGACTGGGATATTGTCGAGGAGTCAGATGTTACTGAAGGCTCCCAGGAGCTAGCGTGTGTTGGGGGTGCTTGTGAACTCCCCTGACATAACACACCTTTGCTTTAGGCATGGAATTATTTCTAAGGAGTATGGAGCTACGGGCCGGATGGTTGCCGGTCCTGTAGCAAACGAAAGGCTAGAGCATGTTGACTTTTGCCCTGTATGTGGGTTAGCATCTAGGGAACGGGTACAACGACTCATTGAGGAAGTTAGTCATGATTGAACCTAACGATATTATTAACACTTTACTTGATTATTACGACTCAGATATAAACAAACATATCATGAACATTGAGATTATGTTACATAACCCCCTTGCCTTTCATGACCATGATAAGTTTAATGAGGCCGTTGAGAATCAGTTAGACTTGATCACTGAATCCAAGGATAGGAAGGATGCACTTCTATTGGTGCAGGATTTTCTGAATGACGAGGTGTCCCTTGCGTGAAGGGAACGTAGTAGGCTTTAGAATTTACTTTGACGGGAAGGGTGTGTTAGGCTCTGAGCTTAGTCGCCTGCCACGAGAAGATGTGTCAAAGGTCTTCAAAGACAAAGGCGACCAACAGATCATCAACAAGATTCTTGATGTAGCCTTTGCAGCCTTTGAAGACCTTCATGACAAGATAGAGATTGAACTAGATGCCCTCAACCACGGCGCGAACGAGCAGTCTTAGCCGCAATCTTTGGAGGCTGCTTTGAGAATTGTTTACCGGCTTTGGTGTCAGCCCGCTTCTTACGGGTGGTTGCTGCATACTCAGAGGACGTTAGAGCTTCTCGGGCCTTCTTGGGTAGGTATCTTTCACCTGTTGCTTTAGGCCCTTGGGTGCTGGGCTTGCCAGACTTAGTTCCCCATTCTTCCTTCGTCCATTTCTTTAAAGACTTTTGAGGTTTTCTTAACGACATGATTCACCAATTCTTTGAGTTTTGTGTGTGGGTGCTAGAGGTTATCGGCTACTACACTGGTATGGGATACGAGCTAGCCAACATTGTTATCTTTGTTTTTTTGCAGCCTGCTCTTATTCTTCTGTTCTTTGTGCTTTGGGTGCGGGCGCTAAGATCATCTTAGGTGTATCCGCCCCCTTTGTCTTTGTAGGCTTTCGCCAACATTTGGGCCTTTCGTGCAGACCATTGTCCGGCCTTGCCGCCTTTGTCACCGGCTTTAATTTGTTCGAAGAGGCGTTTCCGTAGAGTTGGCTTTGTATAGTTACCAGCTTCATTGACGCGGCTTTCACCTCCCTTAGCTTTACGTTCTCTGTAACCAGAAGCGTATGCAGCGGCTGCTTGTTTCTCTGCGTCCTTCCGAGTCTTGTAGACTTTGCCTCTGGTCCCCCAGCGATAACCACCTTCTACTTTGTTGATAGGCATTACCATTTCACCTTATTAGCTACGGCTTTACATACTTCAACAAACCTTTCATTGCTGTAAGATTGTTTCATCATGTTTACGTCTTTATGTACTAATTGAACATTGTCTAAAGTATAGCCAAGACTTGAATCAATACGATCTAAAGAAGCTGTGTGTATTGCGCCGACTTCAGCCCATCCTATTGGCATTCCTGATAAAGCGCAAACTTTTTCTTGTGCAACATACAATTCATATACAGCTTCAATACTTAAATCCCAAACAATTCCTCTTGTTTCTGCTCCGACTTTAAATTTGTTAAACCAAGAAAGCCTAATACACTCATAAAACTCTCTTTTACAGTTATCAGTAATTTTATTTGAGCAGCTTTTACATAGCTTTCCTAAACGTAAAGATTCTTCTGCATAGGCTTTTCGAAGATACGTTTGTTCTTTTTTGCATTGAGGACAAGATTTAGCATATCTTCCACTATCTAACTTTACCACTTTGCTCATATTTACCACTTTTCGCGATCAGACCAATAGGCTGCACTCATCTTACCCTTCGCAATGTTCTTAGCGTGTCGAGCTTTGAACGATGCCCTTTTCTTTTTCATGGCCTCGGACTCACCCGACTTGGGTTTCCCCGCAGTCTTTGCGCCCTGTTCCCCAAATCGAATGATCTTTTCTTTACCGCCTTCACAGGCCTTAACCACATGGGATTTCTTCGGGTGGTTGGGCGTTCGCTTAGGCTTGTTACACTTCATCTTGTCCTTATCTACACGATTAGACATACTCACCGCTCCTGATCATGTGAGTGACTTCAAGGGCCCTGGTGCCTACCTGCTTGGCCCAGCGGCTATCAAGAAACTCTACTGCAGCCTCTTGGTAGTTACCGGCCTCCATAGCCGCCAGAGCCTTCACAAACTTCTTCAAGCGAGGAAGGCCTAGGTTAAACACCAAGTTAATCATGGCGTCCCTACGAGCCTCGCAGAGGTTCCGATACCATGCAAAATTGGAGTCTAGCTCCTCAATACACCGGTTAACATCATTCTGCAGTAGGTATTCAATCTCGTCGTGAGATAGTCCAAGGCCTACATTCTTTTCAACACAGCGACCAACACCAATGGTTGCATAGCCTAGGTGGTCGTCGTAGACATAGTGCCTTACGCCTTCGTGGCGCTTAAGCATGTCGAGTAGTTTCTGCATTAAACCCCCAGGGTGTCAGTGTCTTGTTGGTCCATAGCAATCTTAGGCCTTCCAAAGATTTCTTCTTCTGAACCAATATCAATACGAATCTTGTTACCGTCTTCTGGGAAGTTTTCACCGGCCCACTTGCGTACCTTGCCGTAACCCCCCAGCTCAGAGTAATCTTCTGGAATGCGCGTAAAGTCATATTCATCAGTAAAATATACACGCCCGCCTTCACGAACTAGATTACCTCTACCTACAGTAAGCGCGGCGCCCAATACAGGATCAGTAAATAGGCTTTGCACTTTATCTAGTAGGCTTCCTTTTCTTCTACCATGTACCCAGTCATCAGCAAACTCACCAGAAGATAGTTGTGGATAATCTTTGTAGGTAATATAATCTTGACCCTTACTTACTGCATTGCGAGCGGCCTCCTTTAACACACCCCGCAGCCTGTCGCTAAAGTCTTCGGTCTTTTGGTCACCCGTTGCAAAATAACCACGCACAAATTGTTTTGCAAAGTCTAGGTTAAGGTTGAAGACTTTATCTTCTTCAGGCTCAGGAGCCTTCTTAGGCTGCTCAGGAGCCTTCTTAGCCTCTGGTGCCCGTTTAGGTTCGGGCTTCATAGCCTCTTCAACTTGCTGGCCCAGATTTAGCTTCTGGCCCGCATAAATCTTGTTAACGTCTTCGATGTTATTAAGCCTTGCAAGCTCAGCCACAGTTGTGTTATTATCTTTGGCGATTTGAGACAGGGTGTCGCCGGACTTGATGACGTAGCCACCCTCGTTAAGCATATCGCGAGGTTCTTTTGGATCATAACGCTTAGCATTAACAGACTTAAACTGTTGCGGCTTGAAGAGAATGTATGACCAATCGTCCTGTCCAACAAGAGAAGGCTCTATCTCATTTCGATACTTAATAGAAT